CCAGAGCACCCCAATAAGATCCTGCATCCCATAACCGCGGTTCTTGACGCCTCGCACGAGCCAAGGCGCATGCAGGGCAAGGTCATCAACCATCGGTCCGGCATGCTCGTCGGCGTCATCTCGGAGCTTCCGGCGCCACTTCCACCGATAGGACGGCACTGCGTCTATCAGCTCTCCTGCCGAGAATTCGTGTATATTTTCTTTGAGTCGCCGCTCGGATGGAGTGATAACGTGCCCGAATAAAGCCCAGTTGTCACCCGTCACTCCAACATCTCCATGCTGCACACCGAAGTGCCCGGTACTGAACACGTTAAGTGCGTTGATTTGGTTTTGAGTGGTTCCGTCACCCACGGGGCCGTAGTGAAAGCCGAAGGCATTACCATGCAAATCTCCGTAGTGGTTATGCGCCTCGGTCGGTGTACCTACGTCGCCATGATGGATACCGGTAGTGTCGCCAGTAACCGGCCCATTGAAGTTCTTAGATGAGATAGGCCTAAGATCTCGGCCTACCCCATCAGTGACCGCAACAGCCCCGCCGGACAACGACAAAGACACGTCATGATCTCGCGCTCCCAGTACAGGGTTCTCAGCCCCTGGCACCATATGAAGCACATTGTCGCTGTTATCTCGCATCTGATCAGACGGCCGACTAACCGCACGGGTTAGCTCGTTTATCTGCCGCTGCATGTTCGCAAAACGCTCTAATAGACTATCGAGTGTGGGAGTGACCGGCATGCTAGAGACTCCCTACTGGTAGCGGGTTAGTATCTGTGATAGTCACCCAGGGCTTCTCAGTGCCGCTTAGCCCAGCAATGCGTCTCGTGTACAGCCCATCAGGAACAATCGGGTCATTACGAACATCAATCGAGAAATCTTCGCCTACCCGGTAAGTGCCAACCATGGGGTCAGAGTCCGCGGGCACCGCAGTTTGGAAAGCCACCACAGGCTGTTTATACGCGGTGAGCGCGGCATTGCTCTTGGTCAGTAGAATCGGATAAGAGATCTCTGAGGTGTTCGAGTTGTCCACCTCTTCGAGCATGGGCCACCCGATGTTGAGCAAGCTCGCATCCTGCGAGTGGGCAATCAGCCGGTCTCGCGACTGCCCAGAGCCAGGAGTCCACACCCCGAAAGCCATATTTGAGCCATCACCGTTGAGTCCGATGATGGAATTGACATCCGAGTCAAACACCCAGGCTGTAGTGTTGCGGCCTAGATGCGGGTTTCCTATCTGCATCACCCAAGTCAGGTAATCTCCGTCAGCACCGGCCGCGATTCTAGGGTCAAATCGAATCTCTGGCCCATCGGCCTCGGTCATGAGGGCTTTCAGTTTGTCCCAGGTGTTCGCCAATTCGTACCCGTAATAAATACGAGCATCCAACCCAGAACCGCCCGGATCAACAACGGTGATCGGCAGGTTGTAGCCGACGCCTACCATGGCTTGATTTACCAAGGCTGCGGCTACGTGGGGTTTTGTTGCGTTGGGTCCGAAGGTGGTATCAGCTGTTGGATCGACAGCCGAGATAGCGCCTGGCGCGATAAGCGGACGCTTGGTGAATATCTTGCCGATTTCAGCGCCGTTTACCGTGATCTTGCTGGGAACTGGACGAGCCACACCCAGATACGGTCCGGCCCAAACAACATTGTTTCCCCACTTCAGCACCAAGGAGAATCGCCATGGCCCGCTGAGGATCTCGCGTAGCATAATCCTGGGGTCACGCTCGTCTTGGTCTGATAGAGTATCCCAGGTATTCTCTACCGAGAGATCTGCCTGTATTGTGCCCACATCGTTGAGCTTGCTAGACCAGCTCGTAGTTTCCATGGGCAATTCCCACATCATCCGCCCGGTACGGGTGTCGGCCACCCAGAGTGCGTAACTCGGAGCCACCAGCGGAGACACCGGGATGTAAGGCGGTTTGCTGGGCAAGATAGCCAGTAGCACTTCACCAACTGGCCCGCTGTATCGAGCCCCAGCCGGTGAGGCTGTGCCCGCGATGACATCGGCACCGACACCGATGGAGATAAGCCCGGCTGGCCCGAGATACCGGGCGGCCGAGGGTGAGCTTGCTGCGAGCGGAAGATCTATGCCCATAGAGCCGTCAGGCCCGTAGTACCGCACTCCTGTAGGCGAGTCGCTGAGGATTGCAACGACTAGACCAGCTGGGCCGCCATCGCGCTCGGCCGAAGGAGTATCGGACAGCACGATATCGATGGCCAGCCCGCCGTCAGGGCCTGCAAATCGCGTACCGCTCGCTGCGTCCCCTGCAACCACGATTCCCAGGGCCAGCAGGCCGTCAGGACCGCAGTACCGGCTACCCGTGGGTGAGTCGGTAAGAGCGACTCCGCCCGCGGCAGCTGCGTCTACAGAGCCGTCTGGCCCGTAGTAGCGACCAGCGGAGGGGCTATCCGTCAGGGCTAGACCAAGGGCCACGGACCCAACTGGGCCAGCGCATCGCACACCACTTGGCCGGTCGGTGATGCTGAGATCGACAGCGACCAAGCCGTCAGGCCCGTAGAACCGCACCGCGGACGGCATATCCGGCCCCAGGGAAACCCCTAGGCTGGCCGTGCCATCTGGGCCGTAGTCCCGCTCTGCCGAGGGGCTATCCGTCAGGGTTACCCCGATGGCTAAAGAGCCGTCAGGGCCGGACTGGCGGGCCGCGGTGGGAGTGTCCGTGAGGATGGTGGCGATGACCAGCACGCCGTCCGGCCCGCTGCTGCGCTGCGCGGCAGGGGTGTCCCCGGCTAGCGCAACGCTGAACCCGGATCCGGTCGGCCCCGCGGCGCGTTGCGCGCTCGGAGTGTCACCAGTAATGCTGTTAGGTGTGTTCGCCTGCCGTGAAGGCGAGTCTCCGTCAGTTAACCCATTATCCCAAGACCACCCGGTACTGTCGCCATCGTTATAGCTCGTTATCGAGCTAACAATGTCGTAATAAGCACAAGCGACATCGAAGGTATCGCCAGACGTTGCAGTACCTTCGATGGACATTCCCACAAAAGCTGTGTTAGCCGGAGCGGTGTACCCGGAGAACTGGATTGCCTGTGCTGTGCTAGAAAGCGTGACATTCTGCGAAGGGTTTGGAGTGAGGAAGCTTCCGTTAGCATCAGTGAAATTCAACCAGCATGTTGTGGTGTTACCTGGGGTAATTGTTCCTTTGGCCTCGACGTAGATAGACCACGTCTCCCCAACACTTGCTGGCGCAACTGGGAGATTGATGTTTGGGTCACTAGCAACACCAGCAGAACCACCAACGACGACATGCAAACCGGTTGGGCGGCTAAATCCAGTCTCGGCAGGCTGAGTAACTGTTGTCCCGGCTGCCGTAAACCAAAAATCTTGGTAAGTCTTGGCTGTCGGGTTCCAACAACGGTTAGCATTTGATGTAGGTGGGGTTACCAGCACATGATTAGGATCAGAAAACTGCACCCAACCAAAGCCTGTAGTTACATCAGAACCTTGCGAAGCACCATTGGCAACCAAGTCCCGGAAGAATTGGTTACCGCCGTAATTCATAGTTCCGGTGAATGACGTTGTGACGCTGTTCTGTGCCTGGTAACCTATTTCTACGACAACACGGTCGCCAGCCTGCACTGCCACAGTACTGATTGCTACGTCTAGTGCCGAGATGCCCGCTGCGGTAGTGGTGAATTCAACGGTTCCGGTGTTGTTAGTTAGTAGCGTTCCGCGTGGGGTGTCCGTACTCCCTGACGTAACGTACATGTGAACGCGCAGAAAATCATTGGCGCTGAGGCTGGATTCTTTGACACCGACTGCCCAGGAAACAACACCAGAAAGGTTCCCAGCTGCCACTGCAGGCGCAGAGATCCACCTACCCCATAGCACGTTATATGGGTTGGTGGTGACCGCTTCTGCTATAGCCACTGTAGTAGGTGCACCCGCATCATGCACGGCACCCAGCAGCTTGGTAACGGCGCTAGTAGTAGTGCTCCATGTGCCTCGGATAGTAGGGGGTGTGTAAGGGGCCGCTGTGTTATTGAAATAGAGCCGTGTAGCCACGCACGGCCCCCTTCACAGATGAGTACTTATTACGGCACAAAGATATGAGCGATGCCCTGAGCGTTGAAATTGTAGGTAAATGCACCGCCTTGGCCCGTTTTGTCTGAACCGAAGTCGAAGTACCCTATGAGCGGTTGAGTTGCTGCGGTGCCCGGCGTGCGGTCCGAGAGGACTAAGTACCGGCAAGGACCAAAGGTGGCCGTCGCCCAGCTCGGACTGGTGGCGTTGAAGGCGATGATGCCGGACCCCACACACTCCCAGGTAACTCCACCATCGGTCACGGTCGTACCGACGACGGTAGGCCAGGTAGGAGCGGAAGTGCTGGACGTGCCAGCGACTGCACAGCGGTAGAGGAACCCGTTGCCGGAGGCAGGCCGGATGACGAAATCGAGCGCGTAGGCCGTGCTCGCTGTCCAAGTCGTAGACCAAGAATTAGCCGCGGTGTAGGTGCAAGTACAGCTGGCCAGCGTGAGCCCGCCAACTGTGTACCCGTTGGCTGTCGTCAGCTCATTGCTCAAGTCGGAAACATAAGCGTGAGTATCTTTGCTGGGTGAATAAGTCACTGTGTGTAGAGTTGCTTTAATCGTGTCCGTGGTAAATGCAATTTCCTTATTCCAAGCCTTTACCGGAGCTTGGCGGAACCAGTTAAAGCTCACTGTGCCTCATCTCATTAGGCCGCAGCGGGCCTGTCATCACTACTGGATTTCGATTGTCCCTGCAATAGTCAACACCGCAGCTGGCCCGTCACTGAAAGCTCCTGAGATGTTCGGCGTACCTGTGCCCACACCTGTCACTCCGCCATAGCCTTGCACCGCCAACTCCCAGATGCTTGCATTAGCTGGGCCGATCGGGAATCGAGGGGCCAAACCATTAGAGTTAGGGCCGATGTAACAAAGCCCAGCCCAGACTGTCTTAGTTACAGAGCCGCTGTACCACAAGCACGGAATGTGAGTTTCGCCAAGATTTCGAGATACGAAACCAGGAGGTAATGTGGTGTTGATCGGCCCGGCGCCTCCACTAAATCCCGAACTACCCCAGGTAAATGTATAGGCAATATCGAGTCGTTTACCCTGCTGCAAATACCGACCGACGACGCTACCCCCGGTACCGAGGACGACGGTTCCCGCAGAAATACCCCCAGCTCCGTTGCAATGCAGCACAGGTGACCAGCTAGACCACACAGCAGGCGAGGCAATGACAAGCCACGCCGTGCCGTCCCAACCTTCGTAGTTCTTGTTATTCATGTTGTATCGGACTTGCCCCGGATACGCGCCAATCCGCGTGTCCTGAGCAGACATCGGATAAATGCCACCCTGGGCCGCTACAAATATCCGCCGGTCCGAGATGTCCGAGTTAAGAATGCTTGTTGTGTTCGCTCGGACAGTCACAGCCGCTAAAACAATGTCCCCATCGGTGAGCTGGCCGACCGGCTCAGCCGGGCTGCCGCCGGGCGTGCCAGATAGCACAATCGCGTCGTAGGTGCGCACAGACGAACCCACACCGTCAATGCCCAGGTCTCGCACCCGCATACAGACGTAATCGATACGGGGGTTGGTGTTCGACGCAGGAATCGTGACTGAGAAAGCTGCATTGCTCGTGCCGATGTACGGCCCGCCGGAAGCCCGGTTAATAATCAGCTGACCCGGCTGCACAAGAACCGTCATGTTGGCCGAGGGGCTCGCCTGCGACACCAAGTAGTCGGTAATCGAAGCTGCGTTCGAGTCGCCCGGAAACACACCAGCAGCCCACTGGAAGGTTTGAGCCGGAGCAGGCTGAGAAAGGGCTCCTGCGGCGTACCTGAATGCCTGAGCGGTATCGCCATTGTTGTTCGTAGTGTCTTTGTCTATGTAGCCCGGCTGCTGATGGGGTGAGATGTTAGCCATATATGGACCTTTCAGTGCCAGGCAGAGCGCAAGCTCACCGTCATAGAAGCCAAAGTTGAGAACGAAGTAGACCGCAAGTTGTACGTCACAGTTTGTCCGGGCAGTACCGAGGGCCAGCCGCCAGGAGTCAGCAATGTAGAACGCTGATTATTAGAGATGTTGAGATAGACGCCATGCCCAGGAAAGCCCTGCATCGGGAAATCATCACTGTTGATGGTCACCGTGTCGGTAGGGCCGAGGGCTTTGGTATAGGTGATAATCGTGCCGTTGGTGATATCGACTATTTGCCAGTTAGCTGCCAGCGGGCCGGATACCGCAAACAACGGGTGCGCAACAGTAGTGCCTGCATTGCGCACGGATACCGCAGACGGAGTGCCCGGCGTGCCAAAATCAACGTAGGACGAGAACACCAAGCCGGGGCTGGTGTAGTCGGCCCCTCCTTGCGGGGCTACGCCTAGCCCACCTATCGGGCTCTGCCACGCCCCATCATGTTTCCGGGGGTCCGGCGTGGCCAGCCGGAGGCTGAATACCGTCTGATTCCACAGCCGCGGAGTTGATAGAGTTGCGTCATCCAACTCAACCATTACCGACCGGATGAAACCCGACTCGCTAACCAACATCTCGTACAAGCGCGCCGGATCTGAGCACACAGCGGCTACGGCTGTCTCAGCATTCCGCATAGCGGCGATGCTGGGCGCCGTGGCCACAACCTCTAGATTCATGATCCGCGGGCCTGTATAGCCCGCAGAGCGGAAGGATCCTGGGTGGCCTGGCCGATCTGTTCGCACAGTCCGCGGTGCTGGTTTGCCGGTCCACCCATCAAACTTGGTGAGGATCCATTCCACTCCGTTGGCATCAACGGGCAGCGGGCCACCCTCGACACGAAATAGCCATGTCTGCCCATCGAGGGTGACCGTGGGAAAAATAGGCCCGGTCACTACACCTACCCTCCCAACTACGTTAATGCATTCATGGCGAAAGACAACCGACGTTCCACCATATCGGCAATATCCGCTTCAGAATGCTCTGCCCGCGGGTAAACGTTAATCGTTGGCCCGCTATTTTGCGCAGCTGCCGAGGTGAGCGATTGGAACTGCGGAGCTGTCAAAACTCGTTCAGCCATGCCCGTGCCGTTATAGGCCATCGTGACACCCGGCGGCAGCCACCCTCCCGAGTCATACCCTTTAGGGGGCAGATTAGGGTTAGCCTGCTGAACGTTAAATATGCTTCCGTAACGAGCTTTGATGTAGTTAATACCGGCAGATATGTTCGCCACCGGGTCGGTGATATTCCAGCTCGTTCCCGCCTGATGGTAAGCAGTGAACGTGCCAGGAATTGTCTGCATGAGGCCTTGCGAAGGGTGCCCGGCTGCCGCATTGCTGTCTGTGAGGTTGATGGCATTCGGATTTCCGCCGGATTCTCGCCCGATCAGTACACTTAGCGGGCCAGCCCAGGTCTCAGGCACACCAGTAAGACCAATAGCCGACTGAATCCAAGCAGCCAGATTCGGTGAACCTGTGAAAGCTGCGCTAAACGCGGCACCCACCGAGGAGACGAGAGCCTTGGCCTTATCAATCACCGCATCTACGACTCTGCCCGGAATATCTACCAGAGCTTGGTGCAGCAATCCGGTGCCCGGAATGATGGCGCTGGTGACACCGCTGAATAGGCTCTTTACCGATCCCACCGGATCGGCGACAAGACTAGCAATATCGCCAACGATGCCGCCACCTGCGAAGCGGTTACCTGTAGAAGGTGCTCGGCCACCTGAGAAATGAGCGTTGGCTGCGTACACGAAATCAGCGCCTAGCCCGCGCACCGCCTCAGGTACAAGAACACCCTCACCCTTAGACAACATGGCAGGCACAGTGTCTACACCAGGAGAATACCCAGGAATGACCCCGCCACCAGCCAGTAATGCTACTGGCTGAAGCTGAGGTAAGCCGAAGACGCCTGCGATGGCATCCCAAACCGTAACAATCCCGTGATTGTATGCCGAGTTGATGACGAAGTTAACTGGAATCTTGGCAATGTCGATTAGCCGATTCCAGATGTTCTGCAAAGAATTCATCCCGCTATCAAACGCGGTGACAACGCCTTGCCAGTTTCCCGTCATCAAGTCGAAGATAATCTTCAGGCCTTGCCACACCACGTTGACAACACTTCCGAAGATACTAAACAGATCGCCGACCGCCCGTAGGTCCGAGGAGATGGCATCGAAAATTATCTTGATAGTGTTGTTCCACACTGCCTCGATAACGTTTTTAACAACAAGCCACGCATCGTTGACAACATCTCGGAATATCTGAAAATGGTTGTAGCAGTAGATGACACCGACGACAAGAGC